TAACATTGAAAGGGTATTTCGGTAAACCTGTGGAGTATTGTTTAAATTTAGTAAACTGGACTTCTAAATTTGACCCCGGTACAGGTAATTTTAATATAAGTGCTAATTTTGTAGGATTTCAACAAGCATTTTTAGCCGATATTACTATAGGTGACATTATTGGTACGGTTAACACCGAAGCAGGTTTAAAAAATTTATTAGATTTACCATTAACGGTAGGGACAATAAAAGAGGGGGGAGAAACAGGATCACAACAAATAGCCACACCACAATTAGATGAGTTTGTAAAAGATTTGAGTAAACTACAAATTGATTTGGAAGAATTAAAAATTGAAAATAAAATTTATAAGGAATTACAAGTTTTAAATACACAACAAAAAAAATTAGAAGATATTAGAGGTTTTATTGGTAGACCGATAGGTAAAGCAAATATCGATACCTATAAAAATAATGAAAGTGCACCTCCTTATTTATCACAATTAAATGCACCCTTCCCTATTACAAGTTCACGTATAAAATCAGAAAACCTTACCACTTTTAAAAATTATTTATCTATTAGAGATTTATTATTTTTTAAAACAACAGTAATAAGTGCGGTTAATAACTATATGGATGATTTATATGATAAAATTAATGATTACGTTAAATTTTATGGTGATAATTCTACACTATTAAATATTAATGATAATATAGCAAAAAAATCAGTAAATAGTGCACAAATAAACAGTGAATATTGGAAATTTAGTGAAAATAATAATGGTGAAAATATTGACTATGAACAGTTTAAAGTAACTTTTGCTGGTGGATCCAATGGTACAACATTAACTTTAGAGTCGTTTATTGATGAATTAAAAAAACCTACTAGTATTTTAAAAAGTAATAATCCTGAAGAATATGCAGAATGTAATCAAAATTTCGATGTTTCTGGTATTACTATAAATAATTTTTCAAAAGACCAAAATGACAATAAATTAGGTAATAAAAATAGTAATTTTAATAATTCTGATGTAGGTTTTGTTTTAGATTTTAGGGCAATAAGGATGATGGTGAATGATATGTTAATAACTATAAATAAAGAAAAAAAGAAAAAAGAAGAAAAGTTATTAAAAGAATTAAATGATGCATTATCAGTTAGGTTAGGATATAAACCAACCATAGGAACAGTATTTCAAATTATATGTAACAATGCACAAGCATTTTTATCTACTATATATGATATAGGTAGGGCTGCGGAAAATGAAAATAAAAAAAGACAAAAGGCGTTGTCTAGAGTATCAGTAAGTAGTGATATACAATTAAAAGAAGAATATGATTTTAAAAGTCAAACGATATATGCTTTCCCTTCACTATTTGTTAAACAAGATGGTGGTTTTGTAGAGAAATATATTGGTTCAGAAGATATATTTACACCAGACGATCAAGAATCAAGAAATGCGTTTCCTGAAATTGGTTTCATTGAAGATTTAATTAAAGCACTATTAGTAGAAGAAAAGAAACTATTAAATATAACTAAACAAGTAAATAAAGCAAAAAGAAGTAGTAGTGGTAATGATACAGATAATTGGATACCACTAAATCCAATAGATTATAAAAGTAACCCATTTTATTTATTGAATAGTTCCCAATCAAAAAGTGCGGAAGGTGCTGAAAAATTATATGAAAAATTTATTAGTATATTAGTAGATAGATTTATAATAGTTTCTCAATATAGTAATTCTACTAAACCTAGTACTTATGGTGGTTTTGATGGGTTGTTAGCCAATTTATCTTTTGTTGATGATAGAGTTAAAAATATTTTATATACTTTTTTGAAAGACAATCCTATAACAGAAAAAGGTGACGATAAAATAACACAGATACAAGAAAAAAGATTAAAAGAATTAAATAGTGCAAAATATCAAGATGAGACAGGAGACGATAAAATTTATCATATAGATAATCCTAAAGGAAACTTTGTTATTATGGGTAGTAGTAGTAAAGGTAAAGAAATTTTACGGAATAATGTTACTTTAACTGAAGAACAAAAAGACGATGATTATAATAGAATTTTTATTGATAATAAAGTAATAGATGCTACGCCATTAAATTATACTGAATGGAATAGTAAAAATTTATATTTAACTACTAATCAGTCTTATAATGCATTTATCCCAAAAACCAAAAAGAGAATAGTTTCTAAATTAGATAAAGGAAAAATTGGTTTTACTATCCCAAATAGTGATATTACACTATTAGATGGTGGTGTAAATCCAAATAATAATCCTGACCCAAATACTCCATTATTAACTGAAACTATTAATATTTACATTAAGGGTAAAAAAGAAACTGAACTTCTAAAAACACAAAAAGCTGGATTACTTACTAATTCAAAACTTTATCAGAATAATACTTCTGAATTATCAAAAGCATTATTGTTGTTGTCTACATTACCTTTTTCTGTTTTTGATAATATACAATTTCCTAAAAAAAATGTGTCAAATTTTGACTCACCCGCTTGTGTAGTAACATTACCTAAATATTTTTTATTATATATTGGCGGTACATTATGGAGACAAAATTTAAGTACAGATCCAATAATATGGNATGATTCTATTTATANGGGTTCAACTATACCTACCCAAAAACAATATATTACTCCTGCCTGGTCAGTTGCCAAAAGGGGAGATATCGAATCTAAATTATTAGATTTACCGGATCAAACAAAATCTAATTTTATAAAATTTTTTACTAATTGGGTTAATAGTGGTGGTTTTAAAAGTTTTAGTGATGCGGTAGTTGAGTATACAGATGATGACTTACTTACTACTAATGAAAAATTTGATAAGGGGGTATCTTTAGTTTCATTACTTAGAAAAGAAGAAAAAATGATAGTAGTGTCCCCCAAGGTATTTAACATTTCGTCAAATAAAAAGTTCAGCAGTATTGGATTTAGTTCATACTTAAATCTGTTTAAAATAAAATTCAAAGGTTCATTAGTAGGTAGTGAAGATATCTCACCCACTAATAGTGAAAAAGAAGACATCACTAAAAATATGGAGTCAATTAAACAAAGCGCATTTAATAGTATAAAAAATGTATACGATAGATGGATTGCTGGTACTACAGAGAAAAACGATTTGGCGTATAATGCTTGTGCGAAAAATCCAAAACCACTATTCGATTACTTTAGATTTGTAGATAGAGGTTTCAACGATATTGGAGATAAAGCAATAATTAATTTAGAAAGTGTAATAACACTAAGTGAAAATATGTCTACTAATGTATATTTCTTTATGTCTAAATTATTGAGAGATAGTAATTTTCTTTTTCAGATACTACCTAATTATATTAATTATAAAGACCCTGATGAAGTATCAACTATGTTTAAACCCATAACTAATATTTCAGAAAGGAATGACAGTTCAGGTCCAACTTATTTATGTATTTATGCTGGTGGAGCTTCACAAGTTTTAAATATTGAAGAACAGAATAGATATACTTTTAAAAATGATGGTTTTAATTTAGATTTTCCCCCATCGGACATTTCAGCAAAAAAAGTTTCTGATAAAAGAGCGGAAAGACAAAAAAATAGAAAAGAAAAAACAAATAAGAGAAGAGAACAAAGTGGTAAAGAACCAATAGGTAGTCCTTCAGGTGAAGGTATTAATTTGGTAGGTTTTAGGGTGTGTTTTGGTACTGAAAACCAAACAATTTTTAAAAGTGTATCCTTAAACCAACAAGAACATAAAGATACTGCGGAATACCATAAAACTTTAACGGATTTAATTGATAAAAGGGGTGGTACAAGTAGAAGTTATCAAGGGACAGATTTATATAAAATGTTTAGATCTCGTTCATATACTTGTAGTGTTGAAGCATTAGGTTGTATGAATATTCAACCAATGATGTATTTCCAATTAGATAATGTACCATTTTTTGAGGGAGCATATATGATACTTAATGTTACACATAATATTTCTCCTAACCATATGACAACTTCATTTACTGGTGTAAGACAAAGCAAATATTTAACTCCTGTGGTAGATAAAATGACTACTTTTTTAAATATTGGTTTAGATGGCACATTAGATACTGAACCTATTTTGGAAAGAAGTTCAGTGGCGAGAGAAATTGATTACAATACAGGGATACCAAAAGATAAAGGACCTGATGAACAATTTAATTTTGCATCTTTAACTGAAAGTAGTTTAATTACTATGGGTGTTAGCAATGTTTCAATAAATTTAGTTAATAGTTTAAAAAGTGAATTGATAGGAAATGGTATAACAAGTAATTCTCAAGTTACTATGTTCTTAGCCAATGCACTTACTAAATCAAATAATTTCTCTACTTCTGTAGAGGTATGGAATGATAAAAATAGTACTGAGGGTAAAGAACTTTACAATTCTTTGGATAATAGGTTTGGTAATAGATCCTTTAGCGATGATGCTTACATTTATAGACCTAAAGGATATATTCCAATAATAGGTAGAGATCAGTACCAAAGATTTTCTAAAGATACTGATACCCCATTATCTACATTAACAGGTAATACAATAAATGTGGCAACTGCTTGTAAAATTTCTGCTTGGAGATGGATTAATTATCCTTATAGTAATAGTTATCACAATGCGGAAAAATTACAAGAAATAGATATAAGATTAAAAGTTTTGAAAGAAATTAAAAAAGATAATCAAAAAATTATTGATAATCCTAATACTACACCAACTGTAAAAGAACAATTATTGGCAGCTAACCTCAAAGCAAACGTAGAATCACAAAAACTTATAGAAAAGATTCTAGAACTTCAAGAACAAGAAGATGAAAGATTAAAAACAGAAGAAAATTACCCACCTGGCGGTTGGGCTAATGGAGGACAATCTAGTAACTTTTCACACACAGTAGAAAGTTTAAATTTTAAAGGTGGTAAAGATATAGAAGATTCATTTGAAAATTTTGCAAAAGTACTAAATACTTTACCAACTAAAGGAGGAGACGATAATTTATTGGGTCAAACAGTAGATGGTACTAAGTTTAAAAAGAAAGGTGTTAATGTATATAAGAAAAAGAAAATAGACATTTCAACTAATTCATACTTAGAATATGTAGACGCAAACTAATAGTTTGTTTTTATAATAAAAAAATAGTATATTTGTAATATGTATATTGGAAATATAGTAACTAAAGATAAAATTTTAGATGAAAAATATAATATTTGTGAAGATATTACACAAATAAATGATAATTTTATTACACTAATTATTGGTTGGGGTTTAGTTAAAGATATATATGGTGAAGAAAATGTATCTATTTTAAATAAAAAAATAGATGATAAAACTTATTGGACGTTTGATAGTAAAGAAAGAAAAGTAGATTTAGAAATTGATTTAGAAAATTTCCCTAAAAAATGTGTAGAGTATATAAACCATAATTTAAATTATATTTTTGTAGATGTTTTACACGATAACACCACCAAATTAAAAAAAATAATAAAAAAAATATATTCTTTAGAAAATATTATTTCATTTTTTAATGACAAAATGGTTTATATTTTTGATGAAAATTTAATTTTTGGTTTGGATTTAAATATATTAGAGTTTGTAGGTTTAGATATTAATAAAATTAAACATAAAATTATTAATATTTCTGAGATAACTTTAAGAGAAAATGAAATATTTAATAAATGTATAAGGTGTGTAGAAAATAACAACGAAAAAACCATACCTTACATTTATAGATATGGAACAACGAACAAAGATAATCACATTAGCATCGTTTGTAGACGATGATAAAGTAGAAGGATTTAGTGATTATATTAATAAAAGATTTAAAATCCCAAAAGATAAATTATTTAAATACAGTTCACCACAAGAAGAAGGTAAAAAAATTATAACATTTCGTTTATATTTAAGAGACGGTAAAAAAATAAATACCCAATCATTTTTCCCCACAACAATTATCACTCATAAAAAAGGGGAATGTTTTTATACTATTAATGCCCTAAATAAACTAATTGAAAGTAAAAGTAGTGGTGAGGAGGGAAACATCATTTATAAAGAACATAAGATAGAATGGGATGAATACCAAAATAAAATGTTAATTACTAAAAAAAATGAATTAACGATTATCGATATTAAACGTAGTTTTTCTTAAAATTCTTATATTTATAATAAAAGACATTAATATGGACGATAAAAAAGATAATAAAAAAACTAAAGATTTAGAAGATTCACTTAATGAATTTCTTAATGTTAAGGAGGAAAAGGAGTGCGAGGGAGAAGAATGTTTAATTAATGACGGCAAAGAAATTGTAGAAAGGGTTAATAAAGTTTATAAAACGACTGATGGAAGACAACTTTTAATATAAAAAAATGGATAAGAAAAAATTAATATCAGAAGAATTAAAAAGACATATGGAACTGTTAGAGTACACGTTCTATATGGAAGATAAACCTGCGGAAGATGATATAGAAAATCTTTTGTTAGGGGCAGAAAAACTTTATGAACAAGACCCTGTACCCGCAGAAGACGACACTGCAGAAGAAGGTGGTGAAGAAACTGAAGACCCATTTGCAGATGCAGGAGAAGAAGATACCTTAGAATTAGATTCTGAAGAAGGAACAGGTGAAACTGATCCATTTGATGGAGAAGAAGGTATGGAGGTTGAAGATGAATTCGCAACTGATGAAGGTGGGGAAGAGACTGTTGAAGTTGATGTTACAGATATAGTAGACAAAGCGGAACAAACTAGAACAGAAATTGAGGGTATGACTGCCAAAATGGATGAATTATTAGGGAAACTTGGTGATTTAGAAGGTAAAGTAGGTGATATGGATCAAGTTATCAATAAAATAGATGACTTAGAAAAAGAAATTACTGATAGAAACCCAACACCAGTAGAAAGATTAGAAATGAGATCGATGGATTCATTTCCTTACAGTGTTTCTTTAACTGATTATTGGTCAGATAAAGAGGGATATGATGTGGGAAAAGAAGAAAAAGAAGAATACGTTATTACACAAAAAGACGTAGAGGATTATAGTACAACAGAAATTAAAAATTCATTTGACTATAATGAAAACGATGAAAATTCATAAATCAAAAATTTAATTTGACATATTAACCAATAATGACTATATTTAATCATTATTGGTTTTTTCTTGTATTGACTTTTACAAAAAAACTTATTATATTTAGAAATAATTATTAACATTTAAAAAAAATTAACAATGAGTAGCAGTTTAGACGCAATTTTGTCTCAGTACGAAAATAATACTGACAACAGTTCAAAAAAACCTAAAATATCTAACGAAGATAGGTTGAAGAAATATTTCACTGAAAAACTTCAACAAGGTATGAAAAATGCAACTAGAAGATTTAGAATTTTACCAGCGAAAGATGGTAAGTCTCCATTTGAAGAAGCATATTTTTATGAAAGACAAGTAAATGGTAAATATGAAAAAATTTACTGTAATAAATTAAATGATGGTGAATATTGCCCAATATATGAAGCTAAAGAAGCTTTAATGATGGAAGGTAGTAAGAAAGCTAAAGAAATGGCTAGGGAGTATACTCCTCGTAAATTTTATGTGGTAAAAGGTATCGATAGAGATAACGAAGATCATGGTGTAAAGTTTTGGAGATTTAAACATAACTACACAGGTAATGGTGTTATGGACAAGTTAATGCCACTTTTTAAATTAAAAGGTGATATTACCGATGCTAGGGAAGGTAGAGATATTATTATAACCACCAATCGTAATGAAAAGGGTTGGAGTGTTGTAACA